TGTCCTGATCTCCTGCTCTATGATCTTCTCAACTATCAACAGGGCAAAGAGTTCCACGGTGTGGGCCTTGTCGCGCTCTACAATGCCCGCTGTACGGTTTGCAAGACTGGATATACTTTGATAGTACCTGGTCGCGTGTCTGCTCCCCTGGGCCTCTGCATAGGCCACCAGCGCCTTTATTGCGTCCGTCTCCATCTTCCGTATCTCTTTGCCAAGCGAGCGGGTATCCTGCCAGATGGGTGACTGCCTTTCCCGGATAAAATCCCGCATAGCATAGAACTGCCGGACGAGTTCTTTCTTGAAAGCCCTAACCCGCTCCGTGTTCTTGAGGTAGGTCATTAGTAGCGTGGCTTGCTGTTCGTTCAGGTGGTAGACGGTCACTTTCTGGATGCCACCCGCTGTCTGCAAGGGTGTTATTTCAAATCGCACCCTTCCAAACTCCTGAAAGTCTGCTTTGTGCTTCTGGATAAGATGGGTAACACTACGCCGCTTTACTCCCGCCGCTTCTGCTATGACTTCCGATGTGGTATAGGGTTCTTGGGTCGGGTTAGACGGTTTCCAGAAAACAAGTTGCGGTAATTTGGGCATAAAAATTCCCCTCTCAAAAAATCAAAGTTGACCTTCTGAAAGGGGCATAGTATAATATTTATGCCCCCTTGCAAAAGGTGTGGTGCGCCTCTCCGTGCTGTCTGGTCGCCAAACTGTCCAGCGCGGGGAGGTTTTTTATTTTTCTTGATCCAAAAGAAGGTGAACCCCCCTCCTGATTGCTTCGGTTCTTGTGATATTATTCCGTTCACAATATTCCAAAAGCCTTTCATGGAGAGATTTGTCAAATCTTACTTTAACATCAATTTCTTTGGGGTTTTCCGACTTTGGTCGTCCTGTTCTCGGAGACACGGCTTCACCTCTCTTTCTGTGTTCCGATAATTATATTATATTCATGGAACACAAAAAGTCAAGAGGAAATTCCCTATTGCTCTCATTGATTTTTGGAGGGAAGCCGTGATATAATTAGCACGGCCTCCCTGTTTGGGTGGTTGTGGGCTTCATTCAGCGTTCCTTTGGTCGGGGGGCTGCTGAATGGGGCCTTTATCATGCTACGGTAAAACGCCGTACCGTGGTTTCCTTCTTGAACCTCTCCGCCACATCCGGAAGGGCCTCTTTTAAGGCCCTGGTATCTATTCTGATAGACGTTACGGGCTTCCAAGTGATTTTATACTCCCCTGCCTGGACGGTCTCAGAATCGCCCATAGCGGCCTTTATAGCATCCCGCAGAGCCTCGGCCTCTTCCTGGGCCTCCTCGATCAGGACTTGCAGTTGCCGCAGCTCCCGCGCCTTTGCCTCGATGTCCTTAATGTTCATGGTGTTTGCCTCCTTGTTAAATTAGCGGGGAGAACGGAGCCGGGGGCCTTAAACATCTATGCCTTTGGCAATCTCATTCTCTCTTATCCGATCCGGCTTTTACCTTGCGTTCTTGTTTCAGCTTTTGCTTACTTCGTCCGCCTTGCCGTTCTCCCTTGCTGTGATTATATTATATTATATAGCACGCATATATTCAATGGGCAAAGTGACCAAATATATAGCAATTATATTGTACACAATATATATAGCATTTATATATATTATATGGTATAATAACGTACAGAAAGGAGGACGACATGGGAGAAAAATATACAGAAGCACAAAAAAGGGCATCTATTAAGTATTTGAGCGAGAAAACAGACAGCATACAAATACGAACACCGAAAGGGACAAAAGATAGATGGAAAAATGCTGCCGCAGATCGCGGAAAATCCCTTAACCTGTTTATTGTAGAGACAATGGAGAAAGAAATAGCGAAGGGGAGCAGCGATGGAGATTAGTTATTCTAAATCCGCCGCAAAGGCAATCAACGGCCTCGACAGGCCCACAAAACAACGGATACGGGATGGGATACTGGGCCTCACGAAAAAACCGCCAGAGGGCGATATTCGACCATTACAAGGCTATAATGATGGGCGGCAACGTCTGCGCGTTGGCAAGTACAGAGTAATTTTCAAATTTGACCTTGAATCAGAAATACAAATCTTGTATATTATGAATGTAGGTAGTCGTGGGGATATTTATAAATAGAAAGGAGGGCTGCACATGGCTCCTATTTCGCAACAAATTGCGGGAATGGTTGATATGCTCCCAGAACAGGACCAGGCCCTTGCTTTTGAATTAGTAAAGAAACTGGTTCTTGCCTGGGACCCGGATTTCACAAAACTAACTCCAACAGAAAAAGAAACGCTTGATAAAGCACAGAAAGAATTTGAAAACGGGGAAACCGTCCCACACAATGCAATAAACTGGAATTAAAAAAAGTGAGGCCGTTAAAATAAACGGTCTCACTTTTTCATGTTTTTTTATCAGGCTGGATTTATGATCGGGGTGCCATTCGCCTTTGCGTATTTCGCCAGCGGATCGAGTATATAAGATGCCATTTTAGATCCATCTGGCATCATAAGATTGATTGTTATACTTTGGTCTCCAATTCCATTTTGAAAAGCCGAAGAAATGCCGTTAATTATTCCAGCCGACGAGAGCCCAATAGCAGACGAAGAAAAATTGACTCTTTGGGTGGGCAATTCCATGTTTCTATATGCCTCTGCCTGCTGCTTAGTTAGCACCATTTCTCCTCTGTGGAGCTCTGCCAAGTATCCATCCCACGGAACATAATTCAATCCAGACGCATGCGACCCGTCCGCCCCTCCGACAACTCGCTTATTGACTGTAACGTTTGCAGTTCGATTCCCAAAGAGAGAATCCCACAACCCATTAAACCAACTTGTGAGACCATTCCACGCACTTGAAATGCCATCCTTTATTCCATTGACAATATTAGAGCCGATCTTTTTGAACTCATCCCAAGCTTTAGAAAAAACGCCTTTGATATCTTCCCACACGCCAGAAAAGAAAGTGGTAATATTGTCCCATGCAGATTCCGAAGCGTCTCTTGCCTCCGTGAATTTTTCACTAAAGAAATTCTTTACTGTCGAAAAAACGCCTTTGATCCCTTCCCATACACCAGAAAAGAAACTGGAAATTCCATCCCAGGCCGCTTCCGACGCCTGCCGCGCCTGCTGGAATCTTTCGCTAAAAAATTCCTTGACGGCGGAAAAGGCTCCTTTGATTCCTTCCCACACCCCGGAAAAGAAGTCCTTCACCGTGCTCCACGCATTTACAATGGCGTCTTTGGCCGATAGGAAGAAGCCTTTAATTGCTTCCCAAATTGCGCCAACGGCATCCCGGAATCCCTCATTTGTCGTCCACAGGGTAACAATGAATGAGACCAACGAGACAACGAGAGTAATAATTGCTCCAATGACGTTGGCTTTCATTGCTATATTTAACCCCTCTTGAGCCGTTTTAGCCGCAGTCATTGCGGGGACAAACAAGGTGGTTAGAGACGATGCAATACCAGAGATTAAAGAAGTTACTTTCCAAGTAGCAAATGCGGTTCCTATCCCTGCTATCGCAGATACGATCATGGGACCATTATTTATTACAAAGGTAACAAAATCTGAAAAGCCGTTTACGAGTGATGAGACATCAATACTGGAGATTGCATTTGCTATTTGCGGGGCTGCTGATGCTAAGGCAGGAACAAGTTCATTTAAGAACTTCGTTTTTACTTCCGAAACCGCCTTTCCTATTTTACTCATGGCATCGGTTACATCATTACTCGCATATCTTGAACTAACAAGGGCTTCGTTATTTTCATAAAACGCTTTTGCCGCTTCCCCATATTCTCCAGAAAGGGCTTCCATTATCATCTTGTTCCGTTCGCTTTCGCTGGAGCAAGATGCTAATTTTTTGTTAAACTCATCCTCGCTAATTCCTGCCCAATTTAGCGCGTCTGCTAAAACTCCGGTAACTTGTCCAACTTTTGCGGTCTCATTTGATGCTTCAATCAGTCCTTCAATCGGGATCGAATCACCCCAACGGCCAAACACACCCGCCGCGATATTGGTCCAGGTTGTAACATCCTGTTCATTAAGGGCAAGTTCAGCTAAAAGTTGGGATGCTTCCGTTGCCGTATCGGTATCACCCAAAATCCCGTAAAAAGATTTGTATGCCTGCTGGGCCACATTTGCGCCCATTCCTGCGGCTTCAAATGCGGTATTTAACTTGCCCTGCGCTATTCTATATTCTTCCGTAGAAGATTCAACTGCAAGCAAGCCGCCAACAACCGCTGTCGCCGCGCCACTTACAACCGCTAACCCTTTTGCCGCAGTTTTTCCGGCGCTAACAAGTTTTGATCCTAAACTTTTTGATGCTTTTTCCCCGCTCTGTGATACTTTAGCAATACCAGTGTCAGCTTCACTTGTATCTATTGAAATTTTTACGCAGAGATCAAATAAATTCATTTTGACCTGCCTTTCTCTATTCTCCCTGTTGTATATCCAAGTTGATATGCTCTATAAGCAAATTCGCAAAATGAAGTAACTAATTCAGGGGACAGACACATGTTTGAAAGCAGTTCAATTTGTTTTTGTGAATCACGCTCGGAAACGGGTGTTTTTCCCTCCTTTCCTTCCACAACGCCCAATTTATATGCTTCGCTTGCATAGACTGACATTCTTTTCAGGTATTTTTTTGATAATTTATCTTTTGATATTTCATCCCCACATAAATCTACAAGCATCTTCTCAAACCATTTTCTTGAGTATGGTTGCACGTTAATCAAATAAATCGCCTCCTAAAAAAAAGTGGGAACAATTCCAAAACGGAAATTGTTCCCACTTGAACCTTTTTGCTCACCTCTTAAAGCAAAGAACAATATTAATTTTTTGTTACTCTCTTTTTTTCAGAAATTTTCAACAATCTCATTCGAAAGGCGTTCCCATCTCTCGCCCATATTTATTGTATGAGTAGGTGAATCTCTTCGGTCTCTACTTTGCCCACTGCAATAGTCTGCAATCTTGGATAGATCATCCCATACCCGCATCGTCCGGCTTTTTCCCTGGCTGCATACGGAGTACAAATGGTGTAATAACCCACGTTCCTTCGCCTGGGTATTGTCCATACCGCTGGCAGCTTCCTTTGCATACTTCGCCACAAAGCGAAGCATGGTGGGATTGTCGTCGTACTTTTTCATAAGGGCATAGTAATCATCAACAGAAAGAACACCACTTTTCATCAGTTCCAAGCCGCTATGGTCAACTGAATCTGGGTTCGCAACATTTCCATTTCGCACATCCCGCTCCAGGTTTGCCCGTAGTTCCGCCCTCTTCCGGTTGAACTCCGTCCAGATACGGGCCTCCGCCTCCTTAAAGTCCAGTTCTGCTTGCTGGTATCTCAATTCTGCCCGCTGGCGGGACATAGCGTCGCCCTTTCCACAGGCCTCTTTCGCCTCCTGGAATTTGCCCCACGCCTCCGCATACTCCTGCCGCGCCGCCTTGAAAGCGGCGTCAAGGTCTTTTACAAAGTGATTGTATTTACTCATAGTCATTCCCTCCAATATAATCTTTTAGTGCGTCACAAAGGGTGCTTGCCTCGTTATCGGACAACTGAATACCTTTTAACGGGATTTTGCCTTTGCTTCCGTCTTGCTTCCATGCCCGCACATCGAGACGAGCGGGCCGGTCATTGAACGATACCAAATTCAATTCCCTGGAATAGTTTCCATTCTCGCTCAATGTGGCAATATGTTTTACTATCTGCAATTCAAATCTCTTATTTATCACTTAACCCCTCTCTTTTCGGTTGCACAATTCCCATAAAGCACATTTCTCGGTACATGAAAATATGTTGTGCTTGTCTGCAAACGGGCAGCGTTTCCCGGTAGTCGTGGCCTCACCGGTCACAAGTCCGCATCCACGCTCCCCATATAAAGCACATTGTGTGGTACACCTGGAAAGGAAAGGACACTCCCCCCAACTCTTGGGGCGCTCCGTCTCGACGATCTTCGGAGGCGGTGGTACGCTGTCAATTTCAAATTCGCCGTAGGTGGTTGTAATCGTTGCCATATACTCTATATTACCATTCCCAATACGACGGAAGCGCCGCCCATGTTCATCTATTTCCCAGGGGCCGGGCTCAACTTTCTGCCTCATAAAGTTCTCCTTTCTTATCCGACAGAATATCAAAGCGGAAATAGGGCAGATGGTAGCCGGTGGCATCCCTCTCAATCTCCCGGTTTGCGTCTGCCGCTGCACAGAACGCCGGAACTACCTGCCTTTCCCATGTCTGCCTGTCTATTCGTTTTTCACAATGGGGACAGGTCGCCGCCTGCTGGCTGTTCCAGTTGTCTCGCTCGTACACTTCCCACCGCTGGCCACAATAGCCGCAGTAGATACGCATATAAGCCATGCGCTCACTTCCTATCTGCGTGATATAGTAAAATTTTTGATAGGCTCAATTTTGAGCCTATTTTCTTATGCCGAAATGCCACGTCTGTATATCAGGCTGTCCAGCGCATAGGCACAAGCATCAATGGTGTGGTTGTTCTTGTCTGGCAATCGGGAGAGAAAATTGCCGTCCTTATCGGTTTCATACTCATAGTTCACAAACTCCCGGTAGGCGTTGGGTGTTCGGGCCGGGTCTATCACGATCCGCCGGTGTTGTAACCATTTCACACGGTACTCCACGCACCCCGGTTCCTTGTGGCACCCCAGGCACCGCAAGCCTTCTTCTCTCATGTCGTTAATACTTTTCGGCTCGGCGCAGTCTGCCGTGATAATCTGCTTCTTCGGCGCACAAACTCCACCATATAGCGTGGATTGATAGTAATTTACCCCGCCCCGGTCATAGTCTCGTCCTTTGATTTCCTCTGCAAGCTGGGCATTGGACAGGCCGCGCTTATAAATTTCATCAAGGAAAAATATTGTATCATGCTTGCGGTCATAAGATACACGGAGAAAAGCCGCCGGATCTACTGCAAATCCAAAATCAAGTCCCTGGTAAATATACTCCATTCTGCTGATTTCTTCGTCTGTGATAGTCCTGATTTCCAGATTAGGGAATACTTCTCCCCCGGTCCCCGTCGGGTGCCCTAAATACTCATGCTCGTATGCTTTTGGGTTTAGTTCCTTTAGCCGCTCTGCTTCATACAAGAACGCCTCCCCCAACCACTCCGGTGGCATCATGGTGTAATCGGTCGAGCGGGTCAAAGCTCTTTCGTCCGGCTCTTGTATAAACAAATTCGCCCAGTTGTTCTTGCTGATCGGCGGGTTAAATGTGCGGAACACAACGAATCTCGCCCCCTGGCCGCGCATGACAGATTGTAGCACGTTCCGTGTAAAGTTCGGGCCGGGTAGCTCTGAAAATTCCTCAAACCAAATAAAGCGAAAAGTCCCCTTTTTCGGCTTGATAGATTTCAATTTGCTTGCATCGTCCAACCCACGAAAAATGATCTGAGCCCCCGTGGGTATGTACTCGTATCGCATGGGGCTCACCGTTCCCCTCCAAAAATGCCCTACACCCAGGGTATCAATGGCCCATGAAATTTGAGAAAAAACGCTTTCCCGCATCGTCCCGGCCACAAGGCGGAACACTATTGCGTTGCTGCAACCGGTGATGTCCTTCATAATCCCATTGACGATCTCAAGAGAGGCAAAGGAGGATTTGCCGGAACCTCGTCCGCCAGGCAGATTGTAATACTGGTGCGCCTCGGCCTCTATGTCTGCGTGGAGCGGAAGATATACCGGCGCTATATGTTGGCACACGTCCAGACTATTTAGCAGGACTTTGGTCTCCTGCTTTTGCCGGTTTCGTTGGATTGCAACCTTTACGCGAGATTTCAATGCGTCATAGTACATTAGCCGCAATCTCCTTCAATTATCCGCATAATATCCGCAATTTCTGTTAAGCGCAAACCATATTCCAGGATGGTGCGAGCGGCTTGTATCCTTGCCGTTGCTGTTTCTTCGCCATCTTCCACAATCTCCCGCAAACAAGACAGTGCTGGACTTAGGCTCTGCCGTGCCTGTGTTGCCGCATCTTCGATCATCCCGGAAACCATTCTTTGATATTCCGCATGAAATTCTGGGTCTGCCAGATATCGACGCAGCGTTTTAGATTCAATCCCAGCCGCCTTTGCCGCTGCCTCCTTCGTCGAATTTGTCAGGAGGGCAGCAAGGGCTTTTTGCTGTTTCTGTGTCAGTGTTCTCACCTTCTTTTCGGTCATTCTCGGTTGTTTCCAGTAACTGGAACATTTTTCGTTAAATCATTTCTCTCCATATAGTTTTAGCCAATCAGTCAAACGCATGGTTACAAACCACGGCTCATAGTTTCGGCGGTGGAAAAGGGTGGGGATACCTCCAAATCTGGTGGAATCTCTTACAGCTTGTTTCATTGCCTCCGATACATTAAGACGCTCTACCCGTTTTACTTCAATATGAATACCGGGGAGTCCAGTTAGGTCCGGTATCTCTCCATAGGATAGAGAACCCCCCCGTTCGAATCGGGAATCACACTTTGCA